CCGTAGCCCCGGATCCCCTCGTGGAACGTGAGCGGAAGCAGCAGCCCCAACTCCTCGAACGAGGCCACCCCCGAGGTGCCGTCGTAGGGGGCCGGCATCGTGAGCGACTTGCCGCCGTTGCCGAACAGCTCCCCCGCCGTGGGGTAGGGCACGTCCCGGCTCGTGGTGCTGTCAGACCGCTCGACCGGCTGGTAGGGGGTCAGCACCCGCACCTGCGGGTAGCTGCTCCACTTCCGGTTCTCGCGCACGATGTAGCCCGACACCGTGCCGGCGGTTGCCGCAGCGGTCCAGGTCACCGTGATGTTGCCGCTGCCGGTGCCACCAACGCCGACATCGATCGCGTCGTGCGATTGGATCACGCCGTAGCCGGCGAGCAGCGCCGACTTCGTCCCCAGGCGCAGCGTGGCGTTGGCGAACTGGTTCGCTTTCAGCGACTTGTTGACCGTGACGAGGAAGGTCTTGGTGGTGCCAGCCGTTGAGCCGGAAGGCACCACCACGTTGGTCAGGTCGACGCCGTCGAGCGCCTGCTCGAACTCAGGGAAGAGCTTGTAGCCTTCGGCCTTGGTCCCCCAGGGCCGCGCGTTGGTCTCTCCAACCCAGACGATGAAATACTCGTGAGCATCGGACAGATCCGCAGCGTGTCTCAGCATGGCTACTCTTCAGTGGTTTCGAGCTTCGGCGCTGCCTTCTTTGCGACCTTCTTCGCGACCTTTCGGGTCGGCTTCTCAACCGGCTTCTCTTCCTCAACCAGCTCCAGAACGCCAGGGCTGAGGGCGCGACCATCAGGAAGGTCGAACTCGGCTCCGGGCTCTCGGAGCCCGCCGCCGACGAAGCACTTCACGAGAGCTCGGACGCGCATCAGAGGATTTCACTCCGGCCAGGGTAGACGTTGATCGCGTTGGCCTTGCCGGCGATGTCCTTGATGATCCGAGCTTCGACTGCCCCTGTGGCAAAGCCGATCGACTCGGAGCTGTTCGGGACGTGAATGATCGGCCCCATGTAGCGCATGGCGTGGAACGCGGTCAGAGTTGCCGCTGAGGTCGTGTTCGGCCAGTCGCCGGCGGTTGCCTCCATCACGTCTTCCCACGCGGGGATCGGCAGGTGAAAGGTCTTTCCGGCGGTGAGCTCCGAGGCTTCGTAGCCGATGACGTTGCCGGTGATCGTCCCGGCAGTCAGAGCCAGGACATGTGACGACCCAGCCAAGGTGGCCGCGTCATCGACTGCGACGCCGAACTGCGCGAGCGGAGCTCCGCTGTCGATGGTGAACGCCGTCGTGACCTCGAACTGCATGTAGAGCCGTTCGCCGGTCCCGAACAGCGGCGGGACGCCGTCGTTGCCGTCGAGAAGATCGAAAGAACCTGTCGGGAACGTCGTAGCGGTGCCGGAACTTACGGCGACCGACAGCTGAGTTGCGTAGTCGTAGATCATGAGGTGGTTCCTGTGTTGCGCGGCTGGCCGAAGCCAGCCGCTGGATCACTAGAGGATCGTAGACCCCGAGGCGAAGAAGCCGTGCTTCGGATTGCTCTGGATGTCAGTCGTCAGGTAGGCCGTCGTCGTCATCGTCGTCGGTTGGGTGCTGTGGTCGTAGCGGATGCCCAGGTATCGGTTGCCCGTGTTCTGGACATTGATGGCCGCGTCTTCCTGGCTGATCTGGAACTTCAGGATGATCGGCTGCGACTGACCTGCCCCAAGGCCGGCGTCGCCAGCTCGAGCCGCCAAGTCGGTATTCGAGATGAACTTGGTCGCCACGAAGGTGTTGCCACTGGCAAAGGTCTCTGAAGAGCTCAGAACGATGTTGAAGGTCGTTCCATTGCTTCCACCTGCAACGTAGGTGTTAACGACGATCACGACGTAGCACTCGTGACCGACGCCCAGCTCGGGGCTGAGAGTCAGGTCGTAAGAGCTCGAGTAGTCGGGATCCGAGGCGCGCACGTTGTCGCCATCGTTGAGCTTGAGGTCGTTGTCGACAAACATGTCAGGTCTCCTAGCTGATGACTTCTTCGGTGTTGGTGATCGCGTCGCACTGACGGATCGGAATGCCCATGAACGACAGCATCGCGCCCGGCTTGCCGAACTGCGTCGCCGCGCTCTCGATGTTGAGCACCGAGGTGCTCTTCTCGAGCGCCGTCCGCATCAGGCCGGCGAAGACCGTGCGGTTCATGTAGAACGCGCAGCGACCCATGTTCGGGTTCGGCAGACGCGCGATCGCCTTCATCATCAGGTGAAGGATGTTGTTGTAGCCGGTGTCGCCCGGAGCCATCGTGCCACCGAGGTCGGTGATCGCGTTGGCGTCGTTGGTGGCGTCGGTGCCGATGTTCGCGATGCGAACGGCGTAGCGCCAGTCCTTGACCACGAGGCCACTCTTCCACTGGAAGCGTTCGGCCATGACCTCCATGCGCTTGCCGGTGCCGCCCGCGTCGTAGGACGTTTGGCGACCCAGGTCTTCTTGAAGCAGGCCGGCGTTCGAACCCTTCGGGAAGGGGCAGAAGCAGGTCTGGTCGCTCCAGCAGACGAGGTAGATCGACGTTTGCTTGTCATCCTGAGCGCCCCCGGCGAGCAGGATGTTCTGACCGTTGCCGGCGTCTGGGTCGGAGTAGCGCGGCGCGAGGCCGAGGAACTCCTTCGGTTCGGTGGCCGGGTTGCCGTAGAACAGGGCGCTCGCCATCTTCTGGTTCATCGCCTCGATGAACATCCGGGCCTCGCCGAGACGGAACTCCGCGCTGTTGCCGTTGAGCGCCGCGAGGTCGATGTCGACTTCCGACCGCGCCTCGAGGATCGCGCAGGCTTCGTCGACCTGGGCCGTGGTGGCCTTGCTGGTCGGGATGCCTTCGTTCAGCGCGCGGTAGTAGACCGTCGGCAGGCCGGTCGAGATGGTCACGCGGTGACCGGTCGGCAGGTTGCCCTGCACGTAGGTCGCGTCGGTGAGGATCTCGTTCGTCTGCGACAGCAGGTTCGCGATGATGGGCGCGGAGCCATCCGGGTCAGTCCGCTTTGCCCAATCCAAGAGAGTCAGGTTCGCCATTGTTTTCGTTCAGTCAGGTGGTGCTCGGGTAGAGCTTGCGTGCAACGGCAGCCTCGTCATTGAGGTCCAGGGACCTTCCCTGGTTGCTGCCGACGTATCCGTCCTCGCTGATCGTTCGCCCGACCTTGACCATGAACCGGATCACTTCCGGGTTGTTGCCAAGGCCCTGCGGGCCGTTCAGCAAGTCTTGCAGGGCGTCGGAGCCGAACTTGTCGAGAGCCTTCTTCGCGATGCTCAGGTTCTCGTCGAACTGCTTGCCTCCGAACTCAGAGTCTTTGCGAGCCTGTTCGGCCCACTCGTTTCTCTGAGCTTCCATGGTCTCGACGCCCTGCTGGTGCATGGCACCCATCAGCTTGTCGAGCATCCCCTGCGCCTTCTCCTGCGACAGGTCGGCGTCTCTCGCGGCCTCGGTGTAGGCGGAAAGAATCCGTTCGTCGAGCTCGGCACCCTCGGGCAGTCCCTCGGGCGTGGTGAACTCGTAAGACTCGGGAGCACCTTGCTCCTTTGCCTCAGACTCGGGGGCTTCCTGCTCCTTTGTCTCTACCTGCTGCTCTTGCTGGTCGGACAACAACGAGTTGTCCGCCTGCTCTGCCGCCTGACCCTCAGTGTTGGGTGTCGCTTCGGTCGCCAGCAACGGCTCTTCCATCTCTGTGCTCCTGCATCATCGTGGTGTATTCCCTCGGGCAAAGCCGATCGATCTGAGCCAGGAGCCAGTAGCCCGTCTGCTTCGCACCCTCTTGCCTGGACATCTCCATGGTGTTCGGGTGGAAAGACGTGCGGAACACACCAGCTCGATCGAGGAGCCGGCGCACGATTCGCCGGCCCCTGGGGCCTGACATGAGCCACACGAAGTCCGCGTCGTCGGTCTCGTTAGAGAGCTTGGAAGCCACGCGACGAATGTCGTCGCGCATGCTCTGCTCATCGAGATCGAAGGGATCGTGGTCGCTCACGTTGGAGCGAGTCTGATTGCCGGCGACACCACTTTGTAGGTGTCAAGACATTCCCCCGAAATACCCCTACAGTCCGTTCATGACGAACTGGGCAAGCATGAGGGATCGCATCGCGGAGCTCGGCATGGACTACCCCGACAAGCGCACCGCGTGGTCGC